TTGCCGTCGATGAACTGGACCAGAACTTCGACGCCTGGGGTCAGCGTTGCGTGCACGCCAGAGACGCCGGGCCACATCGGGACGGATCCAAGGTCCGGGAGGCCAAGCGTCCGGTCGAGCGCCTGGAGGTCCACGCGGTCGGCGACCATGCGGATCGTCCGGTACCCGTAGACGCCGTGTAGCCGGTCGTCCGTGGCCCGTGCGACCACGGCACGGAATGCGCCTTCGAGTCGACCCCTGGCCCGGATGGGAGTGCCGCACCATGCCTTGATGCGGACCGCATCGGGCGTCACGACGATCTCGAGGTCGCGAACCGTCTGCGGGGCGTCCAGGCGCTCCGAGAGGATGGAGCCGACGCGGATCGTAGACATCAGATCGGCCGCGAGCGTGGCGACGTTCTGATCGGGGTCGAAGTCGAGCAGCTCGTGCGCGTCCGCGTCAGGGGTCGACGTTGCCCGCGTCCCGACCGTCGTGGTCCCGTCGTATTCGACCCACCACGAAGCGCCGCCCGCTGCATCCTCGAGCGACTGAGCGGCGGGGCCGACTGGCCGGACGTAGGAGGTGCCCACGGTCGACGAACCGGGCGAGAAGGTGCCCAACGTCTCGCCGACTTCACGCGCGGTGTCCTGCGCGACGAGAAGGGCTTTGACGCCCTGGTCGTTCGTGTACGCGCGCGGCGTGACGCTCGTGCCCCATGCGCCAGCGCCGGCCGAGATGCGGCACATGCGCTGATTTCCGCGCGTCCCGTCGAAGCGCGGATCGATGGTGCCGTGGAAGTCGACGTCGCCGACCGTCAGGACGACCGCGCCGGATACGTCGGCGGCCTGCTCGAAGACGACCTCGGCGAACCACGCGCCGGACCACGGGACGTGGATCGTCGCGGAGAGAACCGGCCACTGGCCCACGCGTGCGAATGCGTCAACCATCGGCCATCTCGTTGAGTTGGGCCGTCAGCCGTTGGATCTCACGATCCACTGGGTCTTCGGGTTGGTTCTGCTCGTCGGATCCGTCCGTTGTCGCGAGCATCCGCCGAGGGCGCCGATGCTCCACGAACTTGATCGATGCGGTCCACTCGCCGTCCGCCGTCTGCACCGGCGAACCAATCTCCTCGACGACGACCGCATTGATGCCGAGCTGCGACGTCTGCGGATGGTCGAACGTGAAGCCGTGCGCCCGGTCCTGACGCGGATTGAAGCGCGCGAGAGTCGACGCGAACGAGTCCCACGCGGCGAACTCGGCCGACGTGACCAGCTTGATGTCGGCCGAGAAGTGGGCGAGCTTCTGACCCTTGACCACGGTGGTAGCGCCCATGAGCCCGAAGCCCCTGCGCTCGTCGATCTGACGCGAGAGCGCCACGCCCTTCAACTCGGCGATGCCCGGCGAACGGATGCCTGCGATCGTGAAGAAGTCGACCGGCGACGCGATGGGATCGAACGCGCTCATGCGATGCGACCTCCCATCACCAGAGCGAGGCTTTCGAGCTCTCGCGCGATTGCGTCGCGGAGGTTCTGCGCGATCTCGGCGGAGTTGCCGCCGTTGACGTGGATGTCGCCGATCGAGACGGATACGCTTCCGCCGCCGCCTGCCTGTCCGATGGCGGACGGCACGTTGATCATGTCCGACACTGCCGCATCGGCTCGCGCCGAACCGCGATCCACGCCCACGGCGACGCCGGCCGGGATCTGCTCGCCGAGGCCAGCGAAGACGCGGGACGGGGAGTGGATGTCGAGCAGCGATCGCCACTCTTCGACGATGCCGTTGCCGAGGTCGCGAACCGCATTCTTCGCGGCATTGATGCCGTTTCGGATGCCGTTCACGAGGCCGGATACGAGCTGCGCGCCGATCTCGCGCCAGTCCGCGACGAGCGTCGAGAACATGCGCCCGGCAGCCCGGAAGAGACGCACGGCGCCGTAAATCGCCGCACCGATGAGCGCGAACGGAGCCACGACGGCGAGCGCCAATGCGGCCATCACACCGAAGGCCGCACCGGCAGCGACGGCGAGAACGCCGAATGCGACCCCGCCCGCGTAGAGCGCGACCTTCATGGAGTCGAGGCGACCAAGAACAGACCCGCTGAACGTCTCGTTGAACCACCGCTTCACGCGGAGGATCGCGATCGTCGTGTGCAGCGCCGCGATCACGATGCCCTGGAAGAACCGCTTGATGATGGGCGTAGCGCCACCGGCCGAATCGATCATCGGCTGGAACAGGGCCGTTACGATCTCCTTGAGCGCGCGCCCGGTCGCCGTCGACTGCGAGAAGAAGCCGACGACCGCATGGAACACCCCGAGGAGCGGTTCTAGATTCAGCCCGTCGAAGATGCTCGCGAAGTTTTCGCGGAGCTTCGGAAGCATCACATTGAGGTCGAGCATTCGACGCGCAGCGATGCGACCGAATCGGGCGTTCACATCGTCGGCGAGACGGTTGATCGAACCGCCTGCCCGGCTCGCTCCCACTGCCAGTTGAGCAAACGACGCGCCGGCCTCGTCGCCGAGGGCTGCGGCTTTGATCGATGCCGCGCGGAGGGCGACGGAGAGATTGTTCCCCCGGACGCCGCCCCGCTGGAGGATCTCGGCGAACCGCGCGACCTGCTCGCGGCTCGTCGCGGTCGATCCAGCGACCTGATCGATCGCGCCCATCACTTCGCCGGCCGATGCGCGCATCCCGACGAGCCCGCGGCGCATCCTCGAGATCGCCTCGAAGTGCAGCTCCTGATTCCGGCGAGCGTTTCCGGCCTGGATACCGAACGAGATCATCGATCCCATCGCGCCGAGGACCGCAGCTCCGACCGCAACGAACGCCGCAGCGAGGCCGAGAGCGACCATGGAGCCGGTACCCATCTTGCCGGCCATGTCCGCGATCCCGCCGCCGAGCTTGCCGATCGGACCCGGCAACTGCCGCGCCTTGTCGCCGAGTTCCTTCATCCGGTCGGCCGCGCCCTTCGTGCTCTTGCTCGTGCGTCCAAACTGGCCGCCGAGCGAGACAAAGCGCGCCTGTGCCTCCGCGATCTTGTTCTTCTGCGCCTCGATCTTGCCCTGAAGCTCGCGGAACGCTTCGACGTTGACGGAGGTGCCTTGCTGCATCCGCTTCATGGCGGACTGCATCGCGGCGAGTTCCTGCGTGTCTCGCTTGATCGCGCCTTGGAGCTTTTCGAGGGCCTGAGCGGCAGACGCGGCCGCGCCCGAGGTCTTATCCTCGAGTACGACCGCGAATTTTGCTTGGTCCTCACCTGCCATTTCGTCAGTCCTTCGAGCTGAACACCTTCACGAGAATCTGGCGGATCGCCCGGAGTTCGAGAGCCGCTTCGGCCATGTGGATCGCGCCGACCGTGGCGCGGATGTCTTCGTCTTCGTCTTCGGTCTCTTCTCTGCCGAGTGCTGCGAGCAAGAGAGGCGCGATCAGTCCTGCATCTTCACGCGTCTCCTTGTGCAGCCTCAGGATTTTCCCTGGATACGCTCCACGTTGCTTCCGGCCAGATCTGCGCACGCCGAAACGAGCGCAGCAAGCGCGGCCGGTTGGTCCTCGATGATCTTCGTGAACTCGTCGGAACTCGGGTAGACGATGCACGAGCGAACGAACTGCTCGGACGCCGCCATCAGTCCGAGTTTCGATTCCTGGAATCGCTTGTAGACGACCATCGCGGGCTTCTTCACCGCGACAGCTCCGAGGCGACAAACGACCACCTCGTAATCGACTCCGCGAGCGCCGTGGGCCTCGTCGACCTCGGCGAGCTTCGGAAGGTCGCGCGCTGCGTGCGCCTCCGCTTCGATCTTGGCCTTCAGCTCGGCCACCTTGGCACGCCGCTCCGTAGCGTCGCGGGCCGCCTTGTTGGCCGCCTCCTTCGCCGCGAGTTGCGCTTCGAGTTCCGCGATCTCATCAACTGCCTTCATGGTCCCCTCCTCACGCACGCGTCAGAGCGCGGGCGTCGAATCGAAAAGCGTCTTGCCGTTGCGGCGGATGCGCATCACGTCGAGCTCGATCTCGTCCTGGAGCGCATCGGGGCCTTCCTCGTCACTCGACGACGTGCCCGCGTACTTGCACCCTTCGATCTCGATCGTGACGGCCTGCGTCGATTCGATGAACTGAAGCACGATGTCGAACTCGACCGTGCCGTAGCTCACGCCATCCGAAGACAGGCTCGCGAGGTAGTCGATGAAGCCCTGGACGTCGGCTTTCGGGCCCTTGAGCTTCGCGTTGTCGGCGCTGTACTTGCCCGCCGAACGACCACGCGGGCCATGGTGGCGGCCCTGCCCGTAGGTCTTCGAATGCTCGAGCTTGTCGTTGTAGCTGATCGAGGTCGGCCAATGCTGTTGAATCCCGTTGACCCGAAGGATCGTCGAGGACCACGAAAGCATGTTGCCGTTGACGCGTAGTTCGTTTGCCATGGTCGATCCTCAGATCAGGCCGCGAGGACCTGGTTGACGGGGTTCGAGAAGCCGATCTCGAGGTTGATCGTCTCGGGGTAGGCGAGCGGGATGATCCGAGCGGTGACGGTCATCGTCCGCGTGCTCAGGATGTTGTCCGTCCGCGAGATCGTGACCGACCACCCGGAGGCCATCGGCTTCGAGCCGAGCGCCGAGCGGAGCGCGGCATTGGCACCAGCCTCGATCTCCTTCGCGGTCGATTCGAGGATGTAGCCGGTAGTCCGCGACACCTGGATCGGCGCGTTCAGTCGGCGCACGAAGAAGGCGCGAAGCACACGTTCCGCGATGTTCATCACGAGGCGATGCGGGAGGAGTTGGAAGTCCGAGCCCTCGGCGGTGAACATCCGAGGGCGCGTGACGTAGACGCCCTGGACCTCGTCGTAGGTGCGAAGCGTGATCATGCGGAGGTCATCGCCTCCGGGGTTCACGGCCTCGTCGTGCTGGTCGACGTTGCCGTAGCTGTCGCGGATCGTGATGCCGGTCAGAGCGCCGAGATTGATGTCGGCGACGTTCTGCTCGTCGGAGAGCGAAGACTGACGCGCCGCGACCACGTACGAGATCGGTCGGCGATAGCGTCGACCGGAGACGACCGAGGAGGTCATCTTACACGCGCCGTAGCAGAGTGCGCCATAGCTTGCCGAGAGCGACGAAAAGATCGTTTGCATCGCGGTGAGGTAGGTCGCCTCGGTCTCGCTCGCGGACGGCATCCGGCAGTGACCGATGTACGCGCGGGGCTTGCCAGCGGTGAACATGGCCGCGAACTTCGTCTCGATCGCCGAGAGCGCGGTCGCGTCGATGTTTCCGACGATCTCGCAGAGTGACCAAGAGACCGTGGAGACCTTCAGCGCGTCGAGCGCGGTGCCGAGGTCGGTGGCGTTCCAGGCCGGGGCCACCGTGCGGCAGGTCCAGTAGTCGCCGGCGACGAGCGTGCCGGTCGCGAGCGGGAACTTGACGTTACCCTCCGCGATCGTAAGCGCCGTATCGGTTCCGAGCGATTGCGTCGCCGAGTAGGAGACGCCGCCGTCGAGGCTGTACTTGTAGGTGATGCCGGCCGTACCGCGCGTGCCGCCTGTGACGATGACAACCTTCACGTCGTAGTCGTCGTACGGGAGCATCACCGCGTCGGCGGTGACGACCGATGTGCCGGTGACGCCGGACGTACCGACCGTCCCGTAGCTGCCAGCGGTCGAGCTCGTCGCCTTGCAGATCAGGACCGGGCGGCCGTACCGCTCGATCGCATGACACGCGGCCTCGACGAGCGGGCCGACGCCGAAGTCGGCCTTGACGTCCGTGGTCCGGGCGTACAGCACGGGCGTCGCGGCGGTGCCGGTGGACGACACGCCCACGATGGCCATGGGCAGCCCAGAGATCGGGGGCAGCACGCCGAGGGCATTGTCGCGCTCGGTCACGTTGACGGACGGAATGGTCATTGGATCCTCATGGGCTGACTCGCGAGAAGGTGAGCGGTGACGCGACGGTCACTGCGAATCCGGCGTCCCCGTTCGTCGATCCCTCGGCGACGTGAACGAAGAAGTCGACCGCGTAGACGTCGCCGGCGACCGGTGTCCACGCCCCAGCGGCGACCGTGTAGCGGCCGTTCGTGGCCGCGTTCGACTGGTCTTTGACGAGCACGATGTCGTCGACGATGAGCGCCACGCCGTCGACCGGCTGCGTGCCGGAGAGCGTGATCGCTGCGGTCGTCGCGGCTCGCGCCCGCGGAACGTCCGCGCCGATGTAGTCGACGGAATCAGCGGTTCCGCTCTCGTCGTCGGCAGCGTCGAGCGACGCGGTAGACGCCGCGCGTGCCGTGCCGTCGTCGAGCGTCTCCAGGGACGTATCTGGGATCATCGACTGGATCGCGACGACGGCGACGAGCATCGCTCCGCGTCGGCGAAGGTTCTTCGACGTGTCCCAGCGAAGCGAGATGACGCGGAACGTGCCGTGCGCCGACAGGTAGAGGGCGCGGTAGTAGGCATCCCAGAGTTCACGCGTCCACTGGTATTGAGCTCGCTCGTCTTCCGGGTTCGTCGCGTCGTGGCCCTGCACGAAGACGGTGAATAGCTCGTCGAGCGTCCCAAGCGGGCGCGGGTTGCGACCAGGGAAGCGAGCGGAACCGATGTCACCAGCGGAACCAGATACGTCTCCGGGTTGTACGACGATGCGTCGAACGGCGGTATCTTGCTTCTGGAGTTCGCGCCATCCGAAGCCGAACGTGCACGCGGTCGCATCCGCGGCGAACTGCGCGACCACGTCGTCATACGCCTTCGTGACGGCGAGTACGATGCTCATTCCGTCGCCGCCTTGCGCATGTGCTCGAGCACGATCGCCTTGATGCGAGCCGACCATCGCGGCGGGATCTTGCCGCCGTAGGGGATGACGCGGCGAGCGACGTTGCCGCGCGCGTGGCCGTTGTGGTGAAGCACGACGACCCGCTCTTTGATGCGTACGATGATGGTGTTGCCGATTGCGCCGGCAACGACGTCAGCGGGCTTCGCGAAGCGGAAGTCGCCATCGTCGATCTTCTTCGGCGTCCACGCGCCGCCGTACGCGTCGGTCTGCGCGGCGATGGTCTTCCGCTGCTCTTCGAGGAGCGCGGCAGACACGGCAGGCGCCGCGCCCTCGGCGACGTCCGAGAGCTTCACGCGGAACATCGCGATCTTGTCGTTCAGCGCTGCGAATCCGATTGAGTTGACGTCAGCCATACGTCCCTCGCCGGTTCGTGTCTTCGTAGTTCGCGGAATCCGATTGGACGTCGGTCCAGACGTACGGCGAAGACTCAGAGTAGGAGCGTGGCGCGCCCTTCGTGACGCCGGTCGTCGTCGTGTCCGCGCGAAGAGGCAGGTCGAAGAGGCCGACGTTTGAATCGGCCGCTTCCTTGATTTCAGCTACGGCCGTGTCGGCGTCTGCCTTGATCTCGGCGAACTGGAGATCGGACGGATCGATCCCGCGCTTCAGGTAGCAGCGCACCGTGACGATGCGCGCGAGCCAACCCTGGACGGCGAGCGGATACGGAGACGAGAACGGGGCCGCGTATCGCTTGCGAAGTCGCGAGTCGATCTGCGCGGTCCAGTATTCAAGCTGCGATTCGATCCATCCAGGCGACGCCGTTTCGAGCGCGTCCACGTCGCCGCTCGGCATGAGCGTCAACGACCGGAACTCGAGGAACGTGAGATAGGAGGTCGCCATGATGGATCGAGCCGAAGCCAGAAGGAGCCGAGCCAGCGAGGGAGGCAGGAGGGGAGCTGACTCGCCTCCCTCGCCGGCTCAGAGGTTGATCAGGAGCCCTTGCCCTTGAAGATCAGGTACGGGTGTCCCGCCGCGACCGCGTTGCGGCCGTGGACGTGCCACTCGAATTCCTGACGACGGCCAAGGTCGGCCTGCGTCTGGGGGCCGTACGAATCCATGTGGAACGCTTCGCGCTCCTGATAGATGACGGCTCCAAGCTGCGAGGTCGAAGCCTGCTCGCAGACGATGAAGAACGAAGTGTCACTCTCGTATCCGGCGAGCTCGTCGCACTGGATCGGAGTCGCGAAGCTCATCGAGCGGATGAGCGCCTCGACGTCACCAGAGCCGCCAGCGCTGCCAACGGCCTGCGCAATGAACTTCGCGGAGGTGAGCTGGACAGCGCGCGGGAAGAGACGCGGCGAGCAGAGGATCTTGGTGGGGCGAAGGAATCGGGGGTCCGATCCGTTCGGCATCTTGATCGTCGCGATGTACGCGTAGATCTTGGTGAGGTTCTGAAGCGCGACCTCGACGGTCTGCGTGTCATCGATCGGGCAAGCGCCGGGATACGACCCCGAGCTCGTCGACGTGAAGACGTTGCGGAACGTGCCGTAGGAGCTGTTCAGCGGGTTGACCGGGTGGTCAGTCGCGAAGAGCGCCTTGCCGTCGTAGCCCGTGTAGCTGGCCGCCGTGTGGCCGTTCATCAGAACGTCCGCGACCATCTTCTGGGGCCAGTAGGCCATGTACGCGCCGACGTCGGCGGACCACTGCGCGGCGAGGTCGACGCCACCGCCGTCAGTATCCTCGAGCTGCGCCTTGCTGAGCTTCAGGCCGGCGCCCGCGAACTTGTTTTCGACCGTGGTGTACGTCGAGACGAGATCGTCGAACGCGAGGTTGCCGCCGCTGATGCCGAGGTCGCGGATCTGCGCCGTCGAAAGGAGCCAGGTGATAATCTCCTTCTTGCCGGTCGAGGGCCGAACTTTGGCGACATCCTGCCACCAGAGGTTCTGCGTGAATCGAGCATACTCGCGCTCGATCGCAACGTTCATGCGATCTTCGAGGCCGAGGAGAAACGTAGGAGTGAGAGCGCCCATGGTTCGGGAGTTCCTTTCAGTTCAGCCCGAATCAGGGCGAAACGTACGCGTTGGCAGTCCACGCACTGTTGAGGTAGACGGCTGCGACGAGATGACGCTTCGACGCGGTAAGCGCCGTGGTCAGGTTCGCGGGGCCGGTCGCGTCACGGTACTGAACCGTGTGTCCGTTCTTGGTTCCGTCCGCGACGAAGTAGAGGATCGTGCCCTCGACCGCAGTCGCCGGAAGCGTAACGGTGGAAGCGCCGCCAGTCGTCGGGATGTCGTAGACGGTCCCGGTCGTGGGGGTCGCGGCGATGACGAGATCGTTGGCCGCGAACGCTCCGGGCGAACGCTCGGTCAGGCCGGGGCTCTGGGCCATCGGCGAGAGGAGCTCGACGGCGACGCCACGAACCGAATCGACGCCCCACACGCGGCCGGCAACCGAAGCCCCCGAGGACGTCGGCGACAGGCTGACCGTCTGATCGTCGGCGACGTAGCAGATCTTGCCATGGTCAGCGGCGACGATGGTCGAGCCGTTCGCGAAGTAGACGATGCGGATCTCGCGCTCGAGATCGACCGTGATCGACGCGGCTGCGGTCGACGCGTCGCACGAGCGGCGAGCGGTACCGATGACGAACTGATTGCTCGCGCCGGTCGCCTCGACGACGTACGCCGTGCCGAGTTCGATGGCGACGAGAGCGCCCTGATAGATCGTCTCGCCGCTCTTCGCGGTGAACGTCCGATTGTTCCAGACCTCGCGGGCGAGGGCTTTGTTTGCTGCGAGGGCGGTCACTGTGCGCCTCCGTTGTGCTTGTCGGTGATGGCCTTGGCCTGCTCACGGGTGAGCACGCCGAAGTGGGTTCGGACGGGGTTCAGCGCGTCGCGGCGAATCGGGGATTCGGCCTTCGCCATGCCGAACGCGCGATCGAGGTCGGCATCGGGCACGATGTTCGTGTGGGCGCTGGTGTCGCCCTGTCCGACGCCGCGCGTGGCGGCGACGGTGGCGGTTGCGGCGGGAACGGCGGCCGCGCGAGGAATCGCCGAGAGCGCCGAAGCCAGCGCAGCGACGGGAACGGCTGCGAGCGCCTTGCGCTGCGAGTCGTTGAGGTCGGGGCGGCTCGCGAGGAGATGCTCGCGACGCGTCGCCTCGGCGAGCGCGAGAGCCTTCGTTGCCATCGCCAGGGCAGACGCGGCAGCCTTCGCCTCGTCGCCGTCCGGCTCCTCGTGCTTCTCGTCGTCGCCTTCGGCCTTGCCCTCTTCCTTCTCGGGCTCGTCGCCGTCCGGCTCGCCGTCCATCGCGGCAAGGATCGCCTTCGCCTTCGCCTTCGCCTTGTCGTCCGACTTCTCGTCGTCGACGACGGCCTGGAGCGAGGCGCGATACGCCTTCTCGTTGTCGTCCATTGGGTTCGTTTCCTTGGTGGGAGTGACTTGCGCGGACGCCGCCGCGACATCCGCGCCCGAACGAACGAGCGCGAGAACTTGGTCGAGGGACATCACGTCGTCGGCGAGACCGGCTTGCACCGCGCCAGCGCCAACGAAGAGCCCGGCCTGAAGCGACGCGACCTGCTCGATCGAGATCGGTCGGCGCTTGGCGACGTGCTCGAAGAAGAGACCGGCCAGCGTGTCTACGCGTTGCTGAGCCGACGCAACGGCGGCATCGGTCGTGCTCGCGTGCGGGTTTCCGTCTGCCTTGCGTGCTCCGCTCGTGATCAGCGTGAAGCCGAGCCCCACGGCCCGATCCTGGGCCGTCGCATCTACGAGCGCGTCGATGATGCCGATCGAACCGACGATGCCCGCGGCGGGCACGAAGACCTTCTTCGCGACGCACGCGAGTGCGTACGCGGCCGATGCGGTCTGCCCGTCGACGTACGCGTAGAGATCGACGCCCTTCGCGTCGCAGAGATCCCGAATCTCATCGGCGGTGTCGAAGCATCCCGAGACGAGACCGCCCGGAGAGTCGATCGAGAGCACGACCTTCGTCGCGCCTTCATTGATCGCGCTTTCGACGCGAGCCTTGATCGCGTCGTACGAGTCGGTGCATGGCTCCGGGTGATGCGAGAGCGGGCCGCGTACGTCGACGACCGCAATGCCGTCGCCGACCTGTCGAGCCTTCGGAGGCTCCGGGGCCTCCATGATCATCATCCCGAACGCGCGAGGATTGAGCGCGAGCGGCTGGCCGTAGGCGGTGAAGACGCGCGACGTCATGCGCCCACCGCCTTGCGAATGGGGATGATCTCCGCGTCCTCGATCTCCGCGTTGCGGTCGACCTGCGTGGAGCGAAGGAGCGGCACGCCGAACCGCGTAGCAAGCGCGTCGACGTCGACCTCGCGACCGGAAGCTGCAAACGCCTCGCCGAGCATCTTGATCGCGTTCGCCGTCGAGACAAGCGAGGTCGCTTCCGCGTTCTTGTCCTTCGGCGGCGCGACGTCCCACTCGAGCGTGACGCCGTTCGCGAGCGCGTCCTTGCCGAAGTGCGACACGACGAACTGCGGCAACACCTGCGTGTTGATCGTGTACGCAAGCGCGTCGGCGCTGGCTTTGATCAAGTCGGCGCGGATCGAGCGATGAACGTCTGCGTTCGCGAACCCGGTTCCTCCGTCCGACGTGACGGTCTGCCCGCAGATCGCGAAAATGAACTCGTTGTTCTGGTCGGCGATCGTCTTCTCGAAGCTCTCAAATCCGCGGCCGTTGCTCTCCAGTAGCTTCACTTCGTAGCCGGGCTTCAACGAGAAGACGGTGTTGACGCCCCATCGCATGACCGCCTGAAACCACGAATCGTGCTGCTCTTCGGTGGCTCCAGCGGGCGCGTACGCAACGCGAGCCGGGTTGGCGAGTTTCGCCTCCCAATTGTCCTTGTGCAGGAGCGCGTGTTCCTTGCGGATGTACGCGCGTCCGAGGGCTCGCCACAGTCCGCCTTGCCACGGAGCGATGCGACCTCCGGGCGTGTGTAGAACCCATCGACCGTCACCTGGAACGATCGGAATCAGTCCGGCGATCGACTTGAAGTACCAGCGATTCTCGCTCCAGATGTAGAACAAGAACTCGGGGTCGAGCCGAACGAGGATCGGATACTTGCGGCCCTGAACCGGCACGAGTTCGGCGACGCCGACGCCGAGCGACTCACCGTCGCGAGCCAGCGAAGCAAGCTCGGACGCGGGACACATCTCGTCGAAGACGCTTCGCGCTTCGATCGTGCTCCCTTGCTCTAGCGCCTCGACGATCTCGGGGTTGCCCGAGAATCGCTTCGGCAGCCGAACGAGGCCGGACGTGCGGGTCGACATGACGCCGGCTAGAACGCCGTCACGGAACGCCGCTCGCATGAGCCGCGCCGCCAGCATGATCTGGCCCTGGTCGGCTTGCTGCTCAGCGGATTCGAGGTCGGAGAGATACCAGCGAGTCGGAGTAACGGGAACGGGCTGGAGCTGCCCGCCGATCGCCTCGCGAATCGTCTCGACCTGTCGGGAATCCAGACCCGGCATGTCTCGCGGCGCCGGCTGATATGCCGACACTCCGAGCAGTGCGCGAACGTACTGGAGGAATCCCACGGTCCCACAATGGACCGTTGCGCGCTACAGTTATCCCAGATGCCGCCGTTGACGCTTCGGACAACCCGTCAACCCCCACGAATCAAGCGGGATTCCGAAGTCACTCAGAAGCGCAACCCGCGCCGATTCACCCGGAATGCCCCGCCCGGAGCACCAATCATCGACGGTTGCGCGAGCGACCCTGCACCGTCGCGCTACGAGCTCGCGGGACGTTCGCTGGAGGATAATCAGGAGTGAGGCGCGGGCGGGGGTCATCGCCACATGTCCCCCGCAGCGTACGGATCAAGCGCCCGCTCGGGAGTGTAGTGCTCTTGTCTCGCCGCAGCCCGAGCGGTCGGCGAAACTTCTTCGCGCAACGACAGAGGCTCCCACGCGGACAGCGCGATCGCGTCGTACCGATCCGGCGAGCGACCGAGGTGCTTTCTCAGGTCGTCTTTCGGCGTGAGCTTCAGCCGACCGTTCGGGGCCTGTCGCCACTCCAGCGAGTTCAACTCGGCTGAGAGCTTCACGTCTTCGGGAATCGCGCCGCCGTCGCGGATCCACGCTTCGAGGTTCGCGGCGAGCTCGTCGCGCATACGGTCGTAGACGAGCTGCTGACGAATCGCGCGGTCCGACGATCGGACGGCGACCAGCTCGAAGCTCTTCTCGCGCGTGTCGAGGTGCGACCGGATGAGGCCCGACAGCGACGAACCGATTGAGCCCTCGCGGTCGAGCACGACGACGGGCGTCTCGCGCGGGAGCTTGTAGCGGTTGATCAGTCCGAGAAGCTGGATCAGGTGTCCCTCGTCGGTGAGCCCTCGGAACGGCAGGAGCGCGATCACCTTCATCCCGCGCCGGATGGCGAACATCGTCTCATCGCCCGTCCCGCTCGCGCCGGCAGGGTCGAGGCCGATGAAGAGCCGGCCCGACTCGGGCGTCACGTGCCACCGCTCCTCGGCTTGCTGGATGGCGTGAACCGAGAAGATTCGCCCTTCCTCCGCGAGCGCGAACTCGCCGAGCACGTGAACCTTGAACATTGCGGATTCGCGACCCCACTCGATCTCACGTTCGCGAATAAACTCAGGCGTTGCGAGGCCGGGGATGACGATCTTTCCGGCGCGGACGTTCGGCGAATCCTCCGAGCTGATCGTGATCGGGTGGTATCCAACCCCCTCGGTCTGGGCCTTCGACTTCTTACCAAACGCGTCGAAGAACTCCCCGCTATTCTGCGTAGGGTTGCCGAGTAGGAGCACCTTGCCACCGCCCGCGCGGTTGCCGCTGATGGCGTCGAAGATGCCTTGCGCGATGCCCGACGCCTCGTCGGCGATGAATAGCTGGTTCGCGCCAGAGATGCCCTGGAAGGCTTCCGGCTCGCGAGCGGTCGCGCCCTTCACCATGCGGAAGTCTGGCGACCGTAGGCCGGTGCTGGGCTTGATGCCGGGCTCTTCGGTGATGACTGCCGAGTGTGGGCACGGACGGGGAATGCGAATCTCCGCAGCAACCCGCGACAGACCAGAGGCAGCGAGCGCGTCGATCTCGGCCTTACACCGGACGCACCGGCCGCCGCGCATCCGCATCATGCAGAGCTCGCGCCATAGGATGTCTTCGACCTGGCGCGCGGTCGTGCTCGTCATCGTGACGCGAGCATCTTCGAAGCTGCCGTAGAACCAGAGCGCCGCACCCGCGCCGAGGTGGGACTTGCCGACGCGCCGACCCGACTTGCAGGCCACGCGGTCATGCTCAACGAGTGCGTTGAGGACTTCGGCTTCGCGCTCCCACGGAGACACGCCTAGGATGTCCTCGAAGAACCCCACCGGGTCGCGCTGGTAGCGGACGCACGGGAACGTGATCGCGCGGGACTCCGAGAGCATGGAGAGCAGGGCGTCACGGAGAGAGCCGGGCATCGTGACGAGCTCGACCTTCGGCCGGCCAACCTTGCGCTGGGAGGCGGCGCTCATGCTTCTTCCATTTCGCCGAGCCACGCGGCGACGGCTTCAGCGGCAGCCGGCCAAGGGCGAAGAACGTCGACCAGTCCGCGGGCGATATCGCGCCATCGGGGGTGCTCCCGGACGATGCGCGCTTCCATCAACTCGGCCTTATCCTCGAGCTTCGCGCGGAGGGCGAGCATGCGGCCGAGGTTGTCCGTGACGCCCTTACGCTCGCTCGGGCTCAGGCCGCTGTCTCCTAGCTGGTCCTTCAGCTCTTGGATGAGCGCAAGCGTTTCGTCGAGCACGGAGGCAGGCCCCGCCCCGGTCGCGTCAGCGTCCCGCGTGGGCCGCTCTTGCTCGGTCCCGTGCGGTCGCCGGTCCCACGACTCGGGGGCAATGGCGTATAGCGCGTGTAGTCTGAGACGCATCGGCCCGTTCGGCATCTTGTCGCCGGAGCGCCAGCGAGAGACGGTTCCCTTGTCGACCCCGACCGCGCCGGCAATGGCGGACAACGACCCGGGCACCAACCGCAACGCCCGTTGCCCTTCGGTGCGCACCAGAGGCAACGACGGCGCCGCGTTGTCTCGCGCGCGCGTGTCCTCCATAGATTCGTCGGTGTTTTCGGCCGTCATTCGTTGCCCCTCACGGTTTCGGAAATCCCTGAAATCTGTTTCTTGGG